AGTGTTGTCTGCGCCTGAACCGCCACCGAGGATGATGTTGTCACCGCTCTCGGCAGTTGTTAAGTCATAACGAGGTGCTAGACCCATGAATTTCTCCGGGTCTGTGCCTGTGTCACCATAGAACAATGTAGTAGCCATTGTCTGGTTCATAGACTCCAAGAACGCTCTATCCTCAGACAGACGGAAAGAAGCTGAGTTGCCGTTAAGATCAGCTAGTGCCTTATCGACTTCAGCATACGCCTCCAGCATACCTGCTGTATCAGTCACCTGTACAGTTGTTGATTTGCTAGGTTGAACACCATAGTTCAGTTTACGCCAGGTGGAACTTGGCAGCCCTGATCTAATTGTTGTTTTATGACCAGTTGGAAGATTACCTTCTAGGAACGTCATATCATCGAGGACTTCATTAGTCTCCGATAACAGTTCCACGATAGTGTCAATCTTACCATCTGGATCATACCTCTTCGCCACATCGGCGAGTGTAGGATTTGTTGTGGATAATGTTGCCATTATTTATCTCCTGTTATATTTATTTAAATTGACATTGATGGATAAAGTACAGATTCACGAGTCTTCTGACTAGCGTTGGCTCCACCAACAACTACCCTGTCCTCGGAAATCGCTTTTCCTACAGTGTAGAGAAATCGAATCATTTCGGGATGGTTGCCCAAACCTGATTGATCCAACATCTCATTAAACGCTGGGGTACCGAATGAATCACGCGCCTTTACTGCGACAGATATATTCGCATCGAATTTATCGCCACCATAATCAGTATCGCTTTTCGCTTCTTCTACCCATGATCTCTGCTGTTCGACCCATTGAGCCATCTCGGCTTGTTTCATCTTCGCTACCATATCCACACCCCTTTGGGCCTGGTCTTGCGTCAGGTTGTTCTCTTTCGCAAAAGTATGGTAGTCAGATAAGGTCTCATCATTAAAACTAAAGTCTTCAGGAATCTCGAATGTTTCATACTCTTCAGGGGCGTTAGCCTCCTGTTCTGTAGTTTCTTCTTCTTTCCCTTCCGTAGCAGTTTCGCTCTCCTTTACATCTGTTGTTGTTGCTTCAGTTGTTTCAGGTGAGTTATCTGCCTGCTCTACATCCCCATCCTCATTGGTGTCGGCTGTAAGCAAAGTGTCTGTATCTTCAGGCATTTTGATCTCCTTGTTTATTGTTTTCTTTTATCATCGACAGATACTGATCTGCATCCGCCGACAATACTTCATCCACCAGCCATAGGCCAATATTCCTAGCGCCTTCGTTAAAGAAAGTCGTACTATTCCCGGTGAAACTGGTGCGATACATTCCTGTCTGATCGAGGATTCTCCAAACCAGGCGTCTGCCCCATTGCTTGGAGAGTAGAAGACGCCAGTCCTCCAACTCTGTATCGCGAATATTTTTATCTTTCTGTGTTTGACTCTTGACGCTTTTCTCGTCAGAGGCATTAAATTCTTTTGCCATATTCCGCACTATCTCATAGTTTCTGCAAGTTACTTTTTGTTCCTTATTCGCTCTTCACCTAAAGAGACGTGGTAGAAGCCCAACTTCTGCAAAAACCGCAGTGTCACCAACATCGATTCATGTTGATTTTCATATGTCGGTTCCTGGTGCTTCATCACCTTGATCGCCTCTATCGCATCATTAATATCTATTACCATTCATTTAAGTCAAACCACCAACAATATTGTTCAGCAAGCTATCGCCACCGGTATCCGTATCACTCATCACTTTTGCTGCCTGGGCGCCGACATTCGCTGTCTGTGCTACTTGGTTTGCTTGTTCCATTGCCATTTGTTGTTGTTCCATTTGCGCTCTTTCTTCTCTGATCTGTTGCACCACATCATCAGGTACTACAATTCTTGGTGGTACTCCGATCATCTCGGCGTATTCATCGACACTCTGATCAGCATCAAACTTATCGAGAACCTCTGGTTTAGCGGCAGCCATATTGCCGACAAAACCTGCCAACCTTTCAATCGCCCCGGTACCAATCGCTTTTTGTGCTTGTGCCATTACCGAGATGTATTCCACTTTCAGGGTAACTCCACCAAGCTCTTCAGGAGCAGGCGGTAGTAGATCGTTACGCAACATGATATTGAATGTCCTATCAATCAGAGGATCAAGTAGTTCGGTATGCAATCTTTCAAGTACTGGCCCCAACATCAACAACTTCTCTTCATGGCGCTCGTCTATCTCCCTGGCGGTAATCTGTCTTCTATCCGACATCGTCAACATCTGGAATAGGTCTGAATAGAATCCCTGGCGGATACGGTTCTGGGTCTCGGCGATGTCTTGCTGCAACTCAGCTAGTCTTGGGTTGACTTCATAAGTAGGACGGAAGCCACCCTGGGTTCCCTGCATGGTATCTACATAGGTAACTCCTCCGGGCAGTACTGTAGCTGTCTGTCCTCTGAGTGAAGACGGTGCCTGGAGTGGAGGGTTGACCATCTTATCAATACCCTGGGCTTTTCTTTTCTGCTCGATCTGTAATGCTTTGACATCACCAAGTACATCCATCGCTGGGGAACGTCCATAGATGTCTATCCCGGTAACGTGCCATCTTGGTGCCAACACTGGAAACTCTTCATAACCACTCGATGAAAGCTTGCGATCATTCTTCGATGCCTTCTCCAGGTAGCATGAATGGTAAGGCATATTGAGATTGTCCTTCATGTTGTACTGCCTGGCTGAATTCGGTTCGATGACGTGCATCACCTCTACCCACTTGTCGAGTTGTCCGCTTTTGAACATCGACTGTACTGGGTCGGAACAATTCTCATAGCCGAACTGTTCTACAGCCTGGGCTACGGTTAGTTGGAATTCCCGGTAGAAGGTATCAACACTAAGTCTTGAGGAAAGTGCTATACCATATTCACCACAGGTAAACGGATAACAACGAATAACATCATCGTGATCTTCATTGATAAGCATCGCCCCGGTACCGAAGACCGCTATTTCTTCATAGATTGTCTGGAGAGAGTTATACAGATTTGAACGTGAGAATATATCACGCATCTTCTTTTCTACCCCAAACAGCCATTGCTTGACCTCGCTCTGTTCCATCAGTGCTGAATCAGGGGTTGCGAGTCTGAACCAAGGTCGTGCCGGTGAAGTAATACCACTCATCATTCCAGCACTAAGCGTCCTTACCGCCATTGTTCCAGTAGAGTCAATTATCTTGGAGTTCTTCTTCGAGCCGTCATTACGTTTGGAGGTCAGGAACCTTCCACGTCTGGGAAGGATATACTCACTCAGTTCTTGCCAATGGCCAAAGAAGGTAGATCGTTCATCCTGGATGTCCGTCCATCTTCTGAAGTATTCCATGTTCTTTGTTCTCTCTGCCACTTTATGCTCCTAATATGGTTTTACCGCTTCTACTTGTAGTTCCTTGCCAGCTCCTGAAAGGTGAAGAATATGAAGTTGACGTTGCTATTCTTTTCTTCTTCTTCTTTACCGCCGTGTTATCAACTGTCCGTTTAGCAGTTTTAGATTGGAAAGTTTCTTTAATTTTCTCAGCGCCGGGAACGTTAACTGGTGCCGCCTCAGTTATTGTCTTGATATTGCTGTTTGTTGACTTAGTAGTAGTGCTGCTGCCATAACTGTCAGCTCTTCTCAAGGTATTACGATCTGCCGTCTGTTTGTTTTGGGTAGCTCGCTGTGCCGCTGACATAGGATTTACTGCTCTCCTTGGGCCTGCCATATCAACTAAATAACCAGCAGCTTTATCTGCCGATGACGTTGGCCCTACACTGGGGCCTGTTCTTCCAGTTAAAAAGTTAAAACACATACTAAGCTCCTAATAAAGTTTTCTTCGCTATATCAGCCTCGGTCAATACACCTCTTGGCCCTGTCAATATCGTTGATGTTCGTCCCTGGGCTATTGCCGCTGTTCTCTTCTCCGTTTTTCTTGCAGCCTTCACTGCCGCACTTACCGGGGTTGGGGCTGGAGCTGGCATCTGAACTGGAGCCGGGGGTGGCGGTGGCGGTGGTGCTGGCGCTCTTCTTCTAAAACACATAATATCTCCTAGTTAAATGGATCATAGTCAGCCATCACGGCCTCTTCTTTATAGCCGAAGTGTCCTATCTTCTTGGCTGCTACTGGGTATGCAAAGGTCAAAGCCAGAGCATCTCCCAAATCTGGTGAACGACCACCACGCTTCTTGATGTCATCCTTAGACTCAAGCTGCATTCTGTTGGCGGAATCGAACTTATAAGTTGGTACACATAAATCTGTTTTCAGGGCGGTATGGTTAGGTAGACATCCTCCATCATCGAGCCACACTTTGATGTTGTCCCACATCTCAGCTCGCTTGTTGTGATACATCGGATTAAGCGCCTTACCACCAAAGTTGACCTCAGTGACGTTATAGCCAAGCTGACGAAGTCTATCGATCACTCCCTCACCTCTCCCGGCATCAATGAATACCGCGTCTGGGTTCCATTCATTAACGGTCTGAGCTACCATCCCTGCCAGGGTCATATTGTCTATCGAGTCATATACCTGTGGTTTGAGTGCTGCAAGTCCTTGTCTCTTTTGAATCACGCTGCGATCATCACCAAAACGAGCGACATCCACTCCAAGCACTCTGGGGGAACCTCTAATCTCACCCTCGGTTCTTTTAATAGCAGCAGCATCTGTTACCTTATCAATCGTAATCAGAGCGTTATCCATCGAAGCTGAGAAATCACAAAGGAATTCCCGGCGATATTGCGAGTCGGTCATTGTATCTCTAGCCAGCTTTACTTCTTTCTCTTCCAGAATATCAGTCTCATCAACTCGATACATCCCGGCGTACCAGTTTGGGTCGCTCTGGGCGTGTTGGAATAGGTCATAGAACTGATTAAGTCCTTTCGGTGTACCAATGAATAGGCACCAGCCTTTATGCTTTCTATCGGTTAATGCTGGACGGATAATCTCCGGCCAGGTCTCTGGTCTGAAGTCAGCTATCTCGTCACACACTATGCCGTCAAAGAATAGTCCACGCATACTTTCACCATTGTCTGATCCGTATAGTCTTATTCTTGATCCATCAGCAAAGTCTATCGCTGATTCTGATTCATTAGCCCTGGTACCCTCAATAGGTAGAGCGAATCTTTTAAGGTAATCCCAGGCAACCTGTTTAGCTTGCTTCTGGTATGGAGCGACATAACCAAACCTGCGATTCTTTTTCTTTGATCTAATGGCAGCATCGATTAAAGCATTGATAGCTAGATAAGTCTTACCAAAACGTCTATGACAAACAAGAACTGAAAACCTTTTAAGATTGTCGTGAATCTCTCTTTGGTATTTGTGTGGGTGATAACCCATTTGTTGTTTAACTATCATCATCATCTAACCATGCATCATCGTCACCCTCTCCAGGTGATCTTGAAATACCAGTATCAACCAGCACTGTTATATTGCCTTCATTCTTAACTTCCTGTTTGTCAGCCCACTTAAATCTATTCTTCATATTCATGTACCAACCGGTGTAGTTAAACTCTCTATCTCTTAGACTAGTTCGTCCTTCTTTTTCCCACCAAGCTTGCGATAATCTAACTCCCCTTTTTATGGTGTCACTAAATTCATTGTTCTCTTCCTTCCATCTATAGAAAGTCTCCCTTGCAATATCAAGATGGCCACACACTTCTTCCTGACTAGCTCCTTCCTTCATAAGCTCCAGGACAGTCTTACACATCTCCGGCTTATACTTGGTCGGACGCCCTACTTTCTTTGCCATAATTATTCTTCTTTCATATGTCTTGGACTATACATCACGTTATGCAAGTTAAGTATTACTAGCCTACTACAACCATTGATTCAT